CGCACCCGGTGCTCGGGCTTTTCGCCGCCCTGGGCTACCGTCGAGGTCGAGACGTCGGTGAGTTTGGTGCCGTCGTCGTTGAGCTCGGCGAAGTGGTGGCCGTTGGCGAACCGAATGCCGAGCTGGCGGCGGGCAATGACTTCGTCCAAGCCACTGCGACCGCGCTTGAGCCGGGCATCGACGTCGGAGGGGACGTTCTCCTTGCCTTTGACCTCCTCTTTCTTCGTCGGCGCTACGGCGACCTCAGCCACCCTCTACCTCCTCGGCGGCACGCTCGGCCTGGCGGCGATCGCTGCGGGCGGCGAAGGCAGCGTCGTCGTCGGCACCGATCGGCTTACGCGGCGTGTAGGGCCGCTCCCGCCGCGCCTCGAGCGCAGCGTCGGCGACGGCGACCTCCGGGGCCTGAATGCGCTGGTAGAGCTCCCTGCGCTCCTTGGCGGCCCTATCCCTCTCCTCGGCCAGCTCAGAGCGCGAGGCGGCCGTCTCAGCCCGGCTGCGGGCGAGCTCCACGGCCGCAGCGCGGCGCTCACGCACGGTGCCCCACTCGCGGTATGCGAGCAGGGCAACGAGCGCGAGGCAGAGCAGGCCGAGGACGAGCACTAGGCTTCGATTTTGACGAGGCCCATTTTCGCCAACTCGGTCGCGAGTTCGTTGGCGGTGAGGGCCGCTTTTTTGACCACCGAGGGAGCGACCGGCACGGAGCCGTTGAACCCGACTTTGGCGCCGTCGTGGTTGAGCTCGCCCTCGATTTCGACTTCGCCTTCGGCGTGCAGCTTGCCGCCGACCGTGGCGGCGCCAGAGACTTTGGCGACGCCGGCGACGGCGAGGTTGTCGTTGACAAAGACGCTGTCCATTTCGCGGACGTTGAGCTCGGTGGTCCCGGCCGCGGTGACGAACCACGCGCCTTCGGTCAGTTCGACAGCCGAGCCCAGCGCGAGTTCGGTGTCGCCCGAGTCGACGTCGCGGGCGTTCTTATGGAAGCAGGCGCGACCCGCCGCATTGAGCACTTCGATCGGGTGGTGAGCGTCGGCGGAAATGTAGGTCGCCTCGTCACTCCTGATCGTGATCCTTGAAGCTGACATCCGGGGTTCTCCTTTATCCGAGGGGCGAGGCGCCGACCGAGTACGTCCATTTGCCGGCGCCGGAGTGGGTGACTTTGACCCGCCACTTGCGCGGCAGGGGAAGGCCCTGTACCTCGTGACTGCCGACCGCGGCCGTCTCGAGGGCGCCGGGGTAGACCGAGAAGAGAAGCGTGGTGCCAGCGCCGAGTTCTTCGCCTTTTTTGGAGACGGCGAAGGCGGTGATCGGGACGTACTTGCCGCTCGAGGGGTCCTTCGCTTCGAGCTGCAAGGCAAGCGTCTCGTTCACGTTCGGCGCTTTGGTGATGTCGAGCGCGAGCATCACGCCGCGCTGGCCGGCGAAGGAAACGACGTCCTCCGAGGGGGTGGTCGCGGTGCGCTCTGCGCTCTCAAGCAAGGTGCCGTTCATTTCTTCTCCTCCGGGGTCAGGGCCGATCGCAGTCTGTCTTCGGCATCGGACAACGCCTCCTTGCCAGCGACGATCGAGCGGAGGCGGCCGGCCTCGGCGTTGGCCTCCTCGAGCTCGGTTTGAAGCTCGGCGACCGTCGCCATGCGGACCATCCCGCACTTCTCTGCCGCGACTTCGACCGTCTCGCGGCGGACGTAGACGTGCGGATCGGTGCCCTCGAAGTCCTTGCCGAAGTCGACGACCTCGCCATCGCGGCGGCCGGTGACGAGGCACGTGTGCGGCGGCTTGGAGTTGTGGGCGGGCAGGGTGACGAGTTTCGGGTCCAAGGGGTTCCTCTCAGGTAAAGCGGCCCATTACGGTGCCGCGTCGACGGGTGCTGGGTTTGTAGGGCGGGGCGGTGCCGGGTTTCCAGGCTTGCTGTCGGCCGCGGGGGCGTTTGCGTTTGATCGGCACCCGGCGTTCCATACACAGGTAGCGGAGCGCGTCGCAAGCGTGGTCGTCCTTCTTGACCACACCGAAGCTGCCGTCCTCCTTGGGCTTCTTGCGGTATTTCCGCATCTGCTTAATGAGATTGGTGCAGCGAGAAGAGATCACGATCAAGGGGAAGGGTTTTTTGCCACCCTCCCCGTCGTCGATTTGGTGAATAAGACGACGTTCGACCTCCGTGCAACCGGCCTCGACGTCGTGCTTGCCGTAGATCACCGGGATGCCGGCGGCGATCCACTGCTCGCCGACGCGCTCGCCAGAGCCGAGGTCGCGGGAGCGGGCGGCCGGGTCGATGATCGTGTATTTGCAGACCTCCGACAGGCCCCACCCTTCGCGCAGGTTGGCGATGCTTTCCGCCGCACGCTCGGGCGCCGCCGAGCGGCCGGAGAGGGCGAGCTCGTCGTAGATCACGATCCGGTTCTGCTTGTCGACCCCGCCGAAGAGAATCGCCGTCTGGATCTGACCGGGGTCGATCGAGTCGAGATGTTCGAGCGACTTGACGAGATCGGGCTCGAGCCACTCCTCGGGCACCACGTGGATGTGATCCTCGGCCCGCGGTTCAAACGCCTCCCAGACCAACCCTTTCGCGTTGGTGAAAGCACCTTCGACGACGGCCGCGCGCTGGTCGCCACGGATGCCGGCAATCGCGTCTTCGCGGCCTTCCTCGCTCAGGTGCGGGTTCTCGTAGATCGAAGCCTGCACCAAGAGCAGGCCCTCGGCTTCGTTGAGCCACACCCGCTCGGAGAGCTGCTCGCCTTCTTCGACCGCCTCCTCGTGGATCTCGTCGAAGACCCAGCCGAGCTTTTCGGAGATCGGGGTGAAGCCCCAGAGCATGTCGCCGTGGTAGTCGGCGATCCGCATACGGGCCTGGGTGTAGATCCGTTCCCCGTCTTCGGTGTCGGGCGGCTCCTCGTCCCAGACAATGCGGTGACGCGCCGAACCGCCGTGCTTGGAGGGCGGCTGTTCGGTGGTCATAAAGTCGAAGACCGACCCGTTGGCGAAGCGCACAACGTGGTCTTTGTCCTTGTAGGCCGTCTCCCAGGAGCCGCCCTTCAACTGCGACGGCGGCACCCATTCTTGAATCGTCTCGAGGAGCGACTGATAGGGCTTGCCGTAGTCGGGGGTGATGAAGCGGCATTTGAACTTCGTGCCCTTCGGCCAGATCCGGTACTTGCGCAGGCCCTCGGGGACGGCGTCCTCGTCGAGGGCCTGGATCAGGCAGTCGATCACCGTGGCGGTCGACTTGCCCGAACGGTTGCCGCCGACGAATGCTTTGGTCTTCACCCGGTGCTCGTGAAAGATCAACTGCCTCGAGTGGGGCACGTAGCGATAGAGGGGGTTTTCCTCGATCGACTCGTTGGCCTTGGCGAGGAGGGCGAGAACCTCGGGGTCTTCGAGCACCGCCGGGTCGTCTACCTCGATCTCGAAGCCGGGAGGGACCGCGCCGGCGAGGCCGTCCTCGCGAACGTGCTCAACCATCGGCGGCCGGCAAGTCGATCACCGGAGCGGGCAAGGCTCGAGGGGCGCCTTGACCGACCGCGAGCCGGATGCCCTTCGCCTCGAGCGCGCGTTGCAGCTCGGGGAAGCTGTGCTCGACGCGGTCGGTCGCTTGGCCGGTGAGCAGGGCGAGTTTTTCGGTCGAGATGCCGCCCATTACCGCCGACTCGTGAAGCAGCCGCGCCAGCTCTTTGAAGGTGACTTCGCAGTCGCAGCGCCGCGCCCACCACGCCTTGATCTCCTCGACGATCGACGCGCGCCGCTTGTAGGCACCGTTCAACTTGGCGACCATCTGCTTATCGAGCTCGAGCTCGCCGGGGTTGGCGAGGATCTCCTCGATCAGGGAGTCGACGTCGGGAAGCTCGATCGTCGAGGCGAGCTCGCGCTGATCGAGGTCGATGAAGGTGTTGATCTCCTCGAGCCGACGCTCGGCGTCCTTGAACTTCTCGTCGGCGTGCTGGAATTCGGCGTCCTTGCGATCGAGCGTCTCCCGAATGCGGCGCAGGATGTTCTCGGAGAGATCGGTCGAGGTCCGGGCAAGGCGGTGGAAGTCGTCGGCCAGCCGGGCGCGCACCGTCTGTTCGACTTCGAGAAGGATCTGCTGGTAGCGCTCGTCGTGAACCTCGTAGGCCCAACCGCGGACGGTGCCGAAGGGGACCTTGACCCCGGCCGATCGGAGCAGTTTCTCGGTCGGCTTCTGGCGGCCGCCTTCGAGGGCGAAGGCCGCGAGCGCGAGGTCGATTTCCTGGGAGCTGTAGTCCCGTTTACCCATTCTGGGCTTCGGCTTCGCGCCGACGATGAGCCATGCGACGACGTTCGCGGCCTTCACGTTGACGCCGTTCGCGTTCGAGTTCACGACGTAGCCCTGGGTTGATCGTCAATGTCCCCGACTTTTCGGAGCTATCTTCGTTCAGATGCCCTTTCGCGCCGGGCATATCTAGGCACCCTTTCCGTGACCAAGCGCGGCAAACTTCTTGGGGCCGTACTTCCGCCGGCCGATGTAGGCCGCGAGAGCGCCGGGATTGCGGACGCCGCGGTGGGCGAGCTTGTTCTCGAGGTTGGAGAACCGCTGGCCGGAGCCGAGCGGGGGGAGCTTGCCGCGGGCCATGCGTTACCTCCTTGGTTGGGTTGTCACCCCTCCTGTTTGTTCACCCGGCGGGTGAGCTCGACGAGGGCGTTGGCGCCGGGTGTGGTGTCCGGCGGGTCGTCGAGGCCGAGTGCGATCCGGGTGAGCTCGGATTTGTTCACCCCGGCCGGGATCTTCCGCTCGGGCAAGGTGACGCCGTCGCGGGCCATGCGTTCGATCGTCTCGAGATCCTCGTCACGAACGCGGATCTTGAACTGGCGGTCGATCGGGTCGTCGGTCTGGGGACCGCGCTTCAACGGGCCGAAAGCCATCGTCTACAGCGGGTCGGGCGGGTCGTCGTCGAAGGGCCACTCGTCGGTGCGCCAATCGCCCATCGAGTCGCCCCGCGCGGCGGCCGCGCAAAGGCCCCAGCAGAAGACCATGACGGCGGCCCCGCAGAAGAGGCCGAGAAAGATCCAAATCGCGAGGCTCATGTGCCCATCCCCTCATCGGCCGCTTCCTCGAGCTGGGGGGAGACGCCGCCGTGCGCGGGCTCGTGGGCGCAGAGCGTGCAGACCCACTCGTCGTCCTTGCGCTCGGTGAGGCGGAAGGCGCTTTCGCCGTAGCGGAAGGTGGCGCCGCAGCCGGCGCAGGCTTCGCCGTCACAAGGCGGGTAGGCATCGTCGCGGCGCTTCACCACCGTCTCGGCCCAGGCACCCATCACATCATCCAAGTCCGCAGGCCGCCGATCGACGTCGGCCGGAGCTGGCGATCGTCGCGGACGTCGGCCAGGTCGGAGATCGCGTCGGTGCCGCCGAGGGCAATGAACTCGCGGAGTTTCTCCTGCGCTTTGTAGAAGCCGACCGTTTCGCGGTCGATCTCGCGCTGCTTGTACTGAGGCATCTTGTCGTAGCCCTCCGGCCGGGCCAGGGCCAGTGAGAGGAACTCTTCGCAGATGTGCGGGAGGGCCAGCCGCTTCTTCTTCGGCAGCCGCGCGCCGCCGAGCTCCTCGAGCTCCTCGAGCGTGGCGCCGTGTCTGCGTTCGCGAGCCATCAGCTCCCCCTCCGGCAAACGAAAGCGTGCGTCGTCTCCACCGTGAAGAGCGCGCCCTCCGGCACCGCGGGATCGTCAGGGTCGGCGAGCGAGATCTGAATCACGGAGCCGGGCCGTTCGAGTCGAGGCAGCCATTCGCGCACCGTCTCGAGCACCTTCTCTTCGCGCTCGGCGCGGGTCACTTGGCGGCCCTCGACTGCTCCCAGGCCACCCCGGCGATGAAGGCGCCCATCGCGCTCGCCCCGATCGCCCGCTGCGGGGAGACGAGAGCGGCGTAGACCATCACGACCGGGACCTGTTTGGCGATCGCCTCGTTGAGCGACTCGAGCGGGATGCCGTACTCGCGGGCGACGGTGTCGGTGATCGCTTCCGGGTCGGCGTCGCCGTGGCTCTCGAGCAGTCGAGTGAAGCACTCCACGAAGGCGTCATTGATCGGGATCGGCTCGGGAGAGGGCATTTCAGTACCCCCCCCCCGCTGAGGCGGCGGCGCTCACGATTCGGCCTCGAAGCGGAGCAGATCCGCCGGGATCAGGTCGCCGATCAGCCAGCGGAGCAAGTGCAGGGAGGCGTCGCGCTGGGCCTTGTAGGTGTCCTCGCTGGCCCGCGACTGTTCGCGCTGGGCGAGGAGGCTCTCGTTGCGCTCCGAGAGGCCCTTGATCGTCGCGTCGCGGCGACCGTCGACCTCCTTGGCACCGTGCCCGAGCTGCTCTTCGGCGCAGTCGACACAGGCCCGCGCGATCCCGAAGTCCGAGAGGAGCTCGGCGACGGCGTCTCGCACCCGCTCGGCGGGGAAGACGTAGTCGGGGTGGTCTTCGAGCAGCGGCCGGGTCGCGGCTCCGGCGGCCTGGTAGGCGACCTCGCTCACCCAAGCGTCGTCGCGGTCCTCGCGGTCGACGTCGACGTGACCGAGCAGGGCGAGCTCGATTGAGTCGGCGAATTCCCGGACTTCCGTCTCGCTCAGCACGTCCTCGACCCGCAGGATGTCGGCGATCAGCTTGCGCCTCGTGCCCGCTGCCGGCGGCTCGCCCCGCCAAGCCGGTCGCTCCTCCCCGCGGGACTTGCGCTCGGACTGTGAGAGGACGGCCCCGGCATCGACGATCCCGGTGGTCATGGACTCGTCCGCCCGTCGCATCGCCTCATCGTCGATCGCGGCCTGCAAGAGCGCCTTCTCGATCTCGTCGGCCAACCCGAGGGCAACCTCCCGCCAGGGCATCGCCTCGCCTTCGCACGCCGTCGACGCGGCGATCGTGTCGCGGATCAGCGCGCGCCGGGTGCCCTGCGCGGGCGGCGTTCCCTCCCAGCCGGACCCCTTGGCGAGCTCGCCTATGAGCTTCTCGGCGTAGCCGGGGGGAACGTGCGGGTTGTCGCGCAGCCGCTCGACCGGGGCGATCCAGTCGCGCCCGTCGTTGCGAATCCACTTCTTCGCGAAGTCCTCTTCGCGCCAGAGGCCGAGGTCGCCGTCTGAGTCGCGGACGATCCAGTAGCCCGGCGGGACCGCCAGGCAAAAGTCCGAGTCCTTCCGCTGCCCGATGCAGACGCCGAGTTGCGGCCGCTTCGGCAGCCACACGGCCTCGCCGTCGCGGAGGAAGTTGATCGGGAAGTCCTGGGTGCCGATGAAGCGCACGGCCTCGCGCTCTCCCGGATCGGGGTTGCCCGGTCGGGGGAGGAACCATCCGGGGATGAAGTCCGGGGTCTTCTCGCTGGGCTGGCCTGCTCGGGTGTCGCTCACGTTCGATCTCCTCGGGGTCGCTGGTCTTCGGGGGGGCCGGGACCGTAGCTGATCCCGAGGTCGGACGTGTACACAAGGCCGCTCTTTAGGCAGATTCTTGTAGAGCAGGGTGGAGATATATAGAGGCGCCAGCGCCGCGGGTTCGCCACTCCCCTCCCCCCCTCAATGTGCCGAGCCTGGCACATGATCGAGAGGCTTTCGAGCGTCCTCTTTGATCGACCATCGACCATCCCCACGTGCAGAGCCAAGCAAGGGTTGTCATTCCGGTTGTTATGTCCGACGAGCTGGCGAGCTGGGCCTCGCGCGTTTGGCTGCTGCTCGCGTAGAGCCAACGCGCCCTATCGCTGGCAACCCAGGCAGTGAGTGGGCGTAGTCGTACATGTGTCCACGTCGCTGCTCTGCCCTGCTACGTGTACCCGCGATGCTGTACCGTGGTTGGTACATGAACGCAGCACGACGAAGGGAGCAGCATGGGCACCGAGAAGGGCTGGGTCTTCTACGACGACGCAGAGGAAGCAATCGAGGACGGCATCGCCCGTCAGACGATGGGCTACTACGTGGCCGACGCAGAGAGGGACGCTCGCGCTGCCTTCTGGATTCGCGGTGACGCTGAGCGCTACGTGCGCGAGCGCAACCGGGAACGGGCGGCGGGCTTCGTCCTCTCAATCAGGCTGGGCGACGCAGCCATGAAGAGCGCCGAAGATGTCGGCACCGCGCTAGAGGAACTGGCGCAGGCCATCGCGGACGGTGAGCGAGACGGCAACGTGTTCGATGAGAACGGGAACGTCGTAGGCCACTGGACGCTCAACGAGCCGGAGCCGCCGACCGAAGGGCGGAAGGCACGCAACGTCGAGGAGGGCAGCCGGATCAAGATCGGCGACACGTTCGAGCGCGTCGAGGCAGTCGGGACGATGCCGGGCGGCCGTGTCGAAATCATCACCGAGCCCTACAGCGAGGGAACGCTCCATGAGGGCGATGCCTTGCTCGACGTGCTGGTCGAGGAGGAGGTCTAAGTGGACGCGCAGGAATTCCACACCTTCGAGCGCGACGGCTTCACGATCCGGGCCTACATCGCAGAGGACACCGAGTATCGGGCCGGGCAGGACGATGATGTCTATCCCTTGCTCGAAGCGGTCGGCTACCACTACGAGGCCGAGGAGGGCGAGATAACGGTCCTGGGCGGAAACGAAGTCCACCGCGTCACGGCCGACAACATCGA